AGGAACATCAAGCACGCTAGGGTATTTTATAGGATGTATGGTGTATGGAGGAAGTACTGCCGAAAGATGCTATGCAGCACCAACATTCACGAATGGAGCATCTAGCTTCAAGGGATTTACAAGTAACCCAGGAAGTACGAGAAGCTGTTATATTAGTGACGCTACCGACAGTCTAGTAGACAATCGTACCGCCGTAGTGCAGAATGATGACTCACTAATTGCAGGTGCTGGAATGGATGACTTCGACTTTGAATCTATCTGGATTAGGAGTAATGCTAGTTATCCTATACATGGGGTTGAGACGTATGGAACAATTACACCTGGAGCAGATAAGGGTATAAGATTTTTAAAAACAGAATTTTCAGTATCGGTAACAGATGCTACACCACTATGGAGCCAATATGAGTAAAAAGAAGGAAAGAACTGCGATAGTACACGAATGTATCTTCAAGCACGAAGTAGACCAAGGTCAATCGTTTTCTATGGTAGAGATGGATAATGTGTATAGAGTTCACTGTAATGTGTGTGGTGCTTTCGGGCCATACGCAGAGACAGAGGAAGAGGCAGTCAAGCTATGGAATAGAAGAGAAATTATAGTCGTTGATGCCGAAGGATGGAAGAAACTAACTGGGAGCGAGGAATGCCCAATATAAACGTAACAGACCAGCAAGAAGACTTTCTTTACGACGTGGTATTTAAGAACATGGAACCTTGGGAAGCTTATAAAGCTAACTATAAGAATGCTGGGTGTTCTCCTGCTCAGATGAGACAAAGAGCAAAGAAGCTTATGTCTAACAAGAGTGTGCAGGCGAAGTATCAAGCGATGATACTGGATAAGCAAAACAGTGTCCTAGTAGATAGCGAGTTCGTAACATATCACCTGAAGGATTTAGCGTTAAATGCAAAGACTGAAGGAGCCAAGGCTAGAGCACTTGAGCTATTAGGTAAGGCTTGTAATATGTTTAAGGAGACTGTTGTATTCGAGGATTCTGAACATAGGAAACTTGCAGACGAAGTAAAGAAGAACCGTAAGAGAATAATTAACGGCGAAGAGCCTGTTAATCTAAACACACTTGAATTTGAACCAAGGTCGACCGAGCAAGGCGAAGGGGATCAGGATGGAACAGATTAGGTATGAGCGTATACGTCCAATGGACTTAATATTCTGGGCAGAGAAGTCTTTCTGGAAGGGGCTGGTACGGAAGGTTGGGATAGCAGTAATGATATACGAAAATATGTTCGTCATAGAAATTACTGACAGTGGTCTTAAGCTTCGTAATCTTGGCGACTTAGCTATAGACAATATTAGAAGGTCGTGGATATACGATTCTACCAATACTCTGTACACTGCACAGGCTATTGTTGTAAACGACATCTACAAAGAATTAGCATCCGATAAATCTAGCCAATATAACATATCAAAAGTAATGGCTAAAAGTAGTATAGCAGGACAATATATCTATACGCTAAGTATGCTGAGTGGTATGAGTATGAGAGACGATTACATAAAACGAGGGATAAAACACGAAGACCTTCTAACCGACAGATTTGGATATAGCAAGGTTTTTTTCAAGGAGATACAATGAGTTTACTAAGAAGAGAAAAGTTGCTAGAGGCATCCAGAGAAGTCGCGGACATCAGTAATTTAGATATAGATACGGTGTATGAAGTTTTGGACGACATGCTTGGAAGCTTGCTAGATAGTGCCGCATTGTTTGAGGATGATGCTTACGAGAATATCTACTAATGAGACGTGCCACAGGGCTTAAACTGTCCAATGTAATTGGGTACGACGAGATGTTCTACTATCAGACTCGTCCAGTTGAGTTTGTACACGATTTCATTTTCCACAAGGAAAGTGTTTTGTACGGTGGAAAGTACGATGTAACTTGGCAACAGCAGGAAATGTTAGAAGCTGTAGTAGCGAATGATAGAGTGGCGGTTAGATCAGGTCGAGGCATCGGGAAGTCGGGATTTGCATCATGGCTGGTTCTGTGGTGGATGGCTATGTACGGGTCGCCAAAGGTAGTAGTTACTGCCCCATCATTTCCACAACTGCAATCAGTACTATGGCCAGAGGTGGAGACGTGGCTCAAGAGGAGCTTACTCGCCCCATACTTTACCAAAGTAGCCAAGAGGCTTTACGTAACAGAAAAAGGCGGTGGCGAGTCATTTGCAGAACCAAGAACTGCTTCAAAAGAGGAAGCTGCTCAGGGTCTTCACAATGACGACTTACTAGTAATTGTAGATGAAGCCCCTGGTGTAGATACTGACATTCTTGAAACAATCGAAGGGTCATTTACTGGAGAGAATAATAAGTTTGTTTTAGTAGGAAATCCTAATAGAATCGATGGATACTTCCACGACGTGTTTACCGAAGGGTCTAAGATGTGGGCTAAGATGCACTTTAGCTCTATAGATTCACCAATAGTGTCACAAGCATGGCTTGATGAGCAGAAACACAAACATGTACATGACGGAAGACCTGACTATAAGTATAAAATACACGTACTAGGAGACTTCCCAGAAGGAAACAACGAGTCCCTAATATCGCTTTATGACGTAGAAACTGCTATGAACAGGGATGTGCCTGCACTAGGTGCTATAGAGATAGGCTTAGATGTAGCCCACAAGGGCGATGATCTTTGCGTTCTGTGTACAAGAATAGGAAATAAAGTCTTACCACTACAGACGAAGGAGAAAACAACAGGGCCAGAAATTGAGGCTATGGTTCATAAAGCTGTAGATGAGATTCGTGATAAATATAAATACACCGATACTATTCGGGTAAAGGTTGATGGAACAGGTCTTGGTGCCATAGTAGTCGACTATCTTGCTATGGATACTGAACATGACATCGAGGTTATATCGTGCAACTTTGGTGGAGCAGGCGATGAGAAATATGCTAATGAAGCTTCTATCATGTGGTGTAATGTAGCTGAGCTAATTACTAAGATAGACCTGCCTATAGATGACACATTGCTTAGGGACGAGTTGTCCACAAGGAGATGGGCATTCGATAGCAGAGGAAGAGTTAAGATAGAACCAAAAGATAGGTACAAGAAGGATTACAAGAACTCACCAGATAGAGCTGACGCTGTCGTATTAGCATTCGCTGACAAGCAGAACGAAAGATTATTCGTAAAGTCGTTTGACTATAGTAGATATAAGTCGTCTATCGTGAATAGAGAAAGGATTATGCACGGAGATCAGAGGTACTGTGCGATATACGCTTCCCCGTCGCAAAATATGTCGGCAGTATTCTGTTCTATTAAAAATGGGGCGCTATGTGTATTCGATGTATTCATTGGGGATAGTTCAGAACTATTCAATACAATACAGGAATATGCCCCATACACTAAGGTTGTCGGAAGCAAAGAAATGTTTAGGAAGGCTGGCGAGGATTTAGCCTCTCAGTATATGCAAAAAGGACTTTTTTTAATGGAGGTGTACAATTACGACGAATTTGGTAGTGTTGCTAAGCTGGAAGAGATGACAGCTAATAATGATTTAGTTATAGCGACAGAGTGTGAAGAGCTTATAGAACAACTGAGATATTGGACTGCTGGGAAAAGACAGTCGGACTTAAGAGAGAACTTCGGTCTATGTTACGCATTAACGTACATTGTAGCCGAGAAAATCAATATGGAGTGTTCTAGGTCATATATTTCAAAACAAAGCCTCTATACACCCTCTATGCCCCTTATAACGAACATTAATGATGGTTTTTTGAGCATGTAGCAACTTTTACAAGCAAAAGCGTCTAAATTGTACTATATTATATGGTAGAAATGTACGAGATTAGGTGCCCTGGTAACAGAGAGCACACAGTAAACAACGGTGACGAGCAAGTAGTATTCGAGACTTGCGGTAGTTTAATGGGCGGGATAGCTGAAGATTCCACTGATATACAGAGATGCCCAATATGCAAACGGTTCTGGCAAGTATCTTTCAATGGTGCAGACGGACTAACGATGACGGCTATTAAAAAGGGCACACATTTAAACCTAAAGAGATGTGTCAGAAGGATAATCGATGAAACAATCAATGAGTAGTGTCTTTTCCGATGAACGAGAGTTCGACGAGGCACTGCGCAAGGACACAAAGAGGAGAGAGTCTTCCGAGAATGCTTGGGCGATGTACTCTGGATTTGATTATGGCCAATGGTCTAAGCAGTCGGTTAGCGACCTCAGACAGTCTAATAGACATATTGCGCAGTATAACTTTATAAGAGGTAAAGTAGATGGTCTTGCAGGATCAATTATAAAGAATTGGTACGACATAGACTTTGTTCCTGTGTCTGGCGATGAAAGCGGCATTACTCAACTCTTAAAAGGGATGATGTACTCGGATAAAGAGTTGCTCGATTGGGATAACGAGTATATGCACATAGTTGTAGACGGTCTTATACATCGTGGCGTAGAGCAGATGGTAATATCCGAGAAGTATAGTCCACTAGGAAATATTGGTTTTGAGCGTATTATGCCAGAACACGTAATACTTGATCCTAACTGGAAGTCTCACAGCTCTAATAACCTACAGAAGGTTTGGAAGATAGGGTTCTACGATGCTGATCAGCTAAAGAATATGTTCCCGAATAAGATAGCAAGAATAGACGAGATGGTGATGCGTCTAGCTATGCAGGGAGTGGATTACGGCGAAATAGATGAGTCACCAAACATCCCGTATTTTAACTTAGGTGAAGAGTATGGAAGCAAGCGCAGAGTTATTGAGTGCCATTACATCAAAGAAGAGCTGCGTAAAATTGAGATCGTTATAAGCAAGGAGACTGGTGAGCAAATAGAGTTGCCGCAAGGGACAGATGAAGAGAAGACTGAATATTTACAGTCTAATGGTATCACCCAAGATGGCGGATCTATTAAAAAGAGTATCATACAGAGAGTTTATTACGTAAAGACATTCTGTCCAGAGCTTGACGATACAGAGTACTTGCAAGACAAGGTATCTGAAATACAAATAGGTAGACTTCCATTCTTCCCATGGAGTTCAGCTAGAATCAACGGAAGAGATAGTGGCGTTGTTGATCTACTTATAGATGCACAGCAATCTATCAATAAGAAGGAATCTCTATCAGAGCACATGATAAGTACAGCTGCTCATGGTGCTAAACTCTTCGATCCGTCTTTATTTGGGAATGACAATTCCAAATCTGAGGACTTCAAAAAGAATATCAATAGACCAGATGCTATATTTGAGACTGCACCTGGAGCACTAATGCGAGGGGCTAATTCGCTTGTAACAGAAGTCCCACGAAATCAGTACAATGGCGAGATAGCGAACGAGATTCAGAGAATGATGGGCCATATAGATATCATATCTAGGCAGACCGCTGCTCTTGAAGGTAGGAATGAAAGTGACCGAGAAACAGGAACTCTCTTTGCTAGAAAGCAACTTCAGTCAGAGATAGCGCAGACTACTCTTACCAAGGGATTGCAACAGCATTGGAATGATAAGGGTGAAGCTTACATGCTACTAGCTCAGTCTTTATATACTGGCCCTTACAGAGAGATACGTACTGATTTTGGTAAAGGTGGGAAGAAAGTAAGCTTAGGACTAAATATACCACAGTTTGATGACAACGGTAGGAAGCTTCTTAATAGTCTTGCTAATATGGCTAGGCATAAGGTAGTTGTATCACAATCGCCTCAAGGTGTAACTGTTAGAGCTACAGAGAGAATGATCAATAAAGAACTCCTCGGAAGTATACCAGCAGAGCTATCGACATTTAGAGCACAGCTAACGAAGAACATTATGAATACCCTTGATATTAAGTCTGAAGACAAAGATAAGCTCATGGAGTTAGCTGATCTTGAGATGGCAGGTGCTATTGAGAGAGTTAAGACTGGTATAGTAACCAATCAAATACAGCAAGCCCAAATGCAGCAGCAGATGCAAGCTCAGCAACAACAGATGCAAATGCAACAGGCTCAAATGCAGCAGGCTCAAATGCAGCAAGGACAACAAGCCCAGCAGGGCACCAAAGAACAAGCCCAACAGGGCACTGAAGAGCAAATCCAACAATAAATGGAGAATAGCATGGTGGAGTACACAAGAGATCAAATAGAGGCAGGTATATCTGGAGGAGATGTTGACATTATTAATAATGTTGCATCAGGGAACTAC